TGCCTATCCTCATTTCGGCGATCTCGCCGTTGGCGCGGTCGATACCGGATTGGTGCTCAAGGCGCTGCAAGCGATCTGGACCGACAAGCCGGAGACGGCAACGCGGGTGAGGGGGCGCATCGAAAGCGTTCTGGATTGGGCGACCGTTCGCGGCCACCGGCAGGGCGACAATCCGGCACGCTGGCGCGGCCATCTGGACAAGCTTCTGCCGGCGCGCGCCAAGGTCGCAAAGGTCAAGCACCATGCGGCGCTGCCATATGCTGAGATTTCCGGCTTCATGGCCGATCTGCACAAGCAGGAAGGTGTTTCGGCGCTCGCGTTGGAATTCGCGATCCTGACAGCGGCGCGGACGGGCGAAGTCATCGGGGCGACGCGCGACGAGATCGACGCTACGAACAAGGTTTGGGTCATTCCTGCCGAGCGCATGAAGGCAGGCAGGGAGCATCGCGTTCCCCTGTCAAAGCGGGCGCTCGACATTATCGCCGCAGCGCCGCGCGAGGACGACAACCCATATCTGTTCATCGGCGGAAGCAAGGGCAAGCCTCTGTCCAACATGGCGATGTTGAAGCTGCTGGAGCGCATGAAGCGCACCGACCTGACGGTGCACGGTCTCAGATCGAGTTTCCGGGATTGGGCCGCCGAAACGACGGCCTATCCCAACGAGATGGCCGAACTGGCGCTCGCGCACGTCGTTGGCAGCAAGGTCGAGGCCGCCTACCGGCGCGGCGACATGATGGAGAGACGCCGCCGCATGATGCAGGACTGGGCCGACTTCTGCGCGCAGCCGAAACGAGAGGGCAACGTGGTAGCGATCAGGGAGATTGCGTGATGCTTCATAAATTTGCATCTGTGAAAAGCGAACTTGATACCGAAGGCCCGATCGATTTTGACCAGTTGCGAGCGGCTGTCCAAACCATAGGCCCGCTACGAATGCATCAGCCAGGCAACCCTTATTCCATTTTCTTGTCTATCGAGCCTTGCCGCTGCGGTCAGCCAGAATGCACGGAGGAGTTGGTCCTTGTGGAGCGGCGCAAAGATTTATTTTCGATCAGGTGGCAGTTGTCTCCGGCGGAATTGCTGGAGTTTGGGAGCCTAGACCGTTTCCGGCTTTCCGTGCTGGCCGGTTGCCTGGATGACACATTGCGAGAGCGTCAGACAATCGAGCATAATGTTGAAACTCACCTTGGAATGTCCGTCTCAGAAGTATCGAGCAATACGATCTGCTTGTGCACCGGCTGCATGGAAGCGATGGGCGAGCGCGAAACCGCACGACATATGCTCCTTTCACAACTGGCATTTCAGTTGAACTCCCGAACAGAATTACTGGAGGAAGTCGGAGACCAATACGGTTCGGAGGTCGCGGACCTGGTGAAGTATGCGTTTGACATAGGGTATCAGTCAGGTCGCATTTTTAGCGAATATGTCGTTGATCAGGAGATCGAACCCTACGCTCGCGAAGGTGTCAGCTTCGAGGAGTTGAAGTCGGAGCGGGCCAAGCGTGGTGGTGAGCGATCTTCGGAGAAGAGGGCAGAGCGGATAGCATCGCTATTAACGCATATGGAAAAACTGGCGTCGGATAATCCGGCCCTGGTCCGCCTTCCTTCCCATTTGGCTAAGCTAGCATGCGAAGACGCCAAGTCCTCTAACCCCGCTCTCTGGTCACAGGGGGCTGGGCAAGTGGACGAGTATCTAGGCCTCATAAGGAGAGGCGAAGCCGGGGATGAGATGAGGGCGCGTTTTGTCGCGATGCTCTCACCCAGGTTGGTCGCAAAAACTGCTTAAGCGGTTTCCAGACATCTGCCCGTCACCAAAGCGGTTCTCGTTTTTGACAGAACCGTCAAAGCATTATCCGCAAAATACGAAACCGCTTTAGCGGCCCTTTTTTTCTATGTTAACAGCGGCTTAGCTGTCCCATCTTCGCAGCATGTCCAACGCGCACCAATCGGGGCCGAACATGCTCGAAAAGCACCTAAGACTACCAGCCGTAATCGAGGCCACCGGCCTCAGCCGTAGCACGATCTATGAATTGATGCTGAGCGGCGAATTCCCTCAGCCCGTCAAGCTCTCCAAGCGCGCCGTTGCATGGCCGGAAGGTTGCATCCGCGAATGGCTGTCCTGCCGCGAAAGGCGCGCAGCTTGAGCGGCCCGCACGACCTCAGACGGGGGGGCAAGACTTGGGAGAGGCCCGACCCGGCGTCGGCTATCGGACGCAAGTCGCACTATGTCCTCGCTCGTTGGGGAAAGGGCTTCGCCATCACCGTCAAGCGGCGCGGCGAACCCGTCGAGACCATCATGTGCGCGTCGGAAGCGGAGGTGAGCCGGCACCGCCAGCGTCTTACGAACGATGGTCTGATTGGCCTGAATGGAGATGCCCTGTGACTGCGGCCGTTAAGAAAGCGGCCCGGTGGCTGGCCGAAACCCCAGACGACAAGCGCCCGCACCCGCTCGTGCCGCACTTGCAATCCGAATTCGGCTTGTCCGCTGCCGACGCCGTTGCTGCGATCCGCGAAAGCCGCCTCATCCTCGCGAGGGCTTCATGAGCGGGCGCGAGTTTTCGAAAGTCAGTCCTGCGGTGTGGAGGTCGGCGCGCTTCGCCGACCTCTCCGACAGGGGCAAAATCGCGTTCCTGTATTTTGCCACCAACACGCATGTCACCAGCGCCGGATGCTACGTCCTGCCGGATGGTTACGCCTGTGCCGATCTCGGCTGGACGCTCGACACATATCAGGCCATCCGAGCGGAAGTCGCCAGCGCCGGAATGATCGACTTTGACGGAGACATGATCCTTGTCGAGCGCTGGTTCCGGCACAACGCTCCTATGAACGACAAGCACGCGAAGGGAACCGCCGCCCTCATTGCCGAGATCGAGTCAGATCGACTGAGGGAGAAGACGGCGGACGCATTTAACGAGGCCGATCAGCAACGCATGGAACGGCAGGCGGCGAAGGCGACTGAGCGGGCCACCGAGCAGAGCCGGCGCGAGATCGCAAGCCTGACAAGGTCATCCGGCGACCGTCTGACCAACACCCGGTTCATGAGGGGAATGGCCGGATGATGCCCCTCGATACCGTATGCATAGGGCATCCAAACCCTATCGATACCCGGTTTTCGTCGCTGGATACCGTATCGATATACCAAGACAAAGACCTGAGACAAAGACCTGAGACATGCGCGCGAGGCTCGACCGTCTTCGCAGCGGAACCGGCGCAAGGGCTTTGGAGGGGGGCAAGCTTCAGCCTTGATGCCAAGATGGAGGATCATCATGCAGGGTGAACCCGACACCCCCGCCGTCATCGCCTTCCCGGCGGATCGGCGCACCGGCCACGCCCGCAAGGTCGCCGTTCATCTGTCGAAAGCCCGCACAAACAAGGAAGCGGACTGGGTTCTGTCTCGCGCGCTCGTCACCTATCACGACAAGCTGTTTCTCGGCGGCATCTCGTCGTCCGAAGCCGGCAGGCTCATGGATGTCTTTCGCAGGCTGATCTTCAAGGAGTGCCTGGCGATCAACTCGAAATGGTTGCCGGCGATCGATGACGCGTCGAGCCATGGGGGCGCGGCATGACAGAAATTCCGCGCAATTCCGCAGACGGCGTTTGGAAGCCGCATGTGAAGCATGGGTGGGTCATCGTCCGCGACGGCAAGATTTGGGGAGGCCAGTTTTTCAAGGACGAAGTCGCGGCGGACGTGACGGCGATCCGCTGCGTTGCCGAACCCTATGCCGTCAAGCCGGCCCGCCGGGTCAGTTACCTGACGCGTGGCGGTCGGAAGGTTCTGTCACCGTTCTACGAGCAGGCAATTATCGTCGAGGACACACCATGATCAAGAGCGAAGGCCGGCAAGCTGACTGGCGGCGCGCCAATCCTGAAAAGTATCTGGCGCATGTGGCGGTCGGTGCGGCGCTGACTCGCGGCGAACTGATCAAGGGGCCATGCGAGGTCTGCGGACGCACGCAAGGTCGGATCGACGCCCACCACGACGACTACTCGAAGCCGCTGGAAGTCCGGTGGCTCTGCCGCAGCCACCACAATCAGTTGCACGCGGCCGGTGAAGATTTGTTCGGAAAGGAAGCCGCATGACACTGTCAAACACCCTAGCCGACCTGGCGGAACAGGTGAAGCTCATCAACGCCGAAGCGGTCGCAGCCGAAGCCACGGCGATAGCCAAGGCGCTTGAAACCGGGCGACTGCTGGTCGAAGCGAAGACTGCCTGCGCACATGGCGAATGGCTGCCATTTCTGGATAGGTCCGGCGTCGGCGAACGCAAGGCTCAGCGCCTCATGCAACTTGCTCGGTCGGGTCTCAAATCCGACACGGTGACGGCTTTGGGCGGCATCAAGGCGGCGCTCGACTTCCTGTCGGCGAGGGTGCTTCCCGATCCGGCAAACTATCTGGTGGCGTATCGGAGTGGAACGTCTTGGCCCAGCCCGTTGACTGTCATCTGGGAGAGCAGCGCCCATCCTGGCTACTTCTACCTCTACCAATTCCCGGCGTCTGATGACGAATGTAGCGCCCGCTGGCTGACGAAGCCTGTGAAGGGCGAAGCGGTGTGGTCGTTGGTCGACCACTTCTACGCCGGAAAATTGGCCGGCCTCGATTTCCAGCGCGTTCCCAAGACAGACGCACGGATTGCTGATCTGGTCAAAGAAGATGCGGGGGCGCTGGCATGACGGAACCTGCATGGCATATCGTCCACGTTCGCGGCGGCTTCGAAGCTCAGGCCGGGGAGGATCTGATTTCCAAGGGCTTTACCGTCTTCGTCCCTCAGTATCGGAAGGAATATCGGCACCACCGCACCAAGCAGTGGATCACCCGCTATCACCCTCTCATGCCGGCCTACCTGTTCGTGCTGGCCTCGCCCCACTGGCCGCGCCTCGCGACGTCCGATCACGTCGTCGCGGTCATGTGCAGTCAGAACGCCAATGTCGACCGGACCCCAATCAGGATCAGGGATGCTGATGTGCAGGCGATCCGCGCTGCGCAGGACATGGGCGAATTCGATCAGATGCGCGTCTACGGCGGCAACGTAAAGCCCGGCGAGTCGGTCAAGATCGTCGATGGAGCCTTCGCCGGCATCAAGGCCGTGGTCGAGGAAGCGGGGCTCAACCAACTGACGGTCATGCTTTCCCTGTTGGGAAGGGAGGTCCGCGCAACCGTGCCGCTTGAAAAACTGAACAAAGCAGGATAATAACGGCCCCGTAACGTTTTGGCGATCTGCCTGTCTGTGCGGGGCCTTAGAGTCACACGCCGGGGCAATGCGGGAAAGTCGGCACCCGCGCAAGGCGAAGCTGTGTCTTCGCACAATCATCCCAGTTTGGGACGGCGGCGTGTTCCGAGCATTGCCTTTGGCGGAAGTGCTGGACGAAACAACTCAGTTCCAGCCCGTCCCAATTCATCAGCGCGTGACACGGTGAAACTCCAGGCCGTGGCCGACGCCGCAAGGCGGACGTGCATGATGTAGGGGAAATTGGAGTCCCTACAGCGCTGATCAACCATCCGCCCTGGCATCCTACCGCTGATCCCGGCTATGCGGCCAAAGCTCGCGCTCGATCCTGAGAAGAACCCGGCAGGGCGGATGCGCCTACGGACGCGTCATGTTCCGGGGAAGCGAGAGCGCCGGCAACCTCCCAAGGAGGAACACATGTGCATCGGCCCTCCGTGCCGCCTCTGGTTTTACATAGCCCGCCGCCTCATCGACATGCAGGAGCAGATAGACGAGGAAGGTTGCGGCCCGACAATCGCCGCCATGCGGTTCCTCCTCCCGACGAATGACAACTGAGCAAGGTGGATGGCAATCAATTCGAGCAATTTCTGTCGCATCGAAACTGTTGAGGGCTCCATACAGGTCCTGTTCTGGTGCGAATTCGAAGGCGACGAGATCAAAATCCATCAGGTCACGACTCCCTCGATAGGCACTGTGGACGTGACGCTTCGCGGGCCGGCGGAAAAGATGGAGATCATCTGGACTGGTGATGGGTTCCCTGACGCGGCAAAGAAAGTCGTCGACCACATTCGAGCAATTGGGTTGTCGTTCGGTGACTGACCTGACGCCCAAGCAGGAAGCGTTCTGCCTTGCTTACATCGAGACGGGCAACGCCTCTGAAGCCTATAGGCGCAGCTACGATGTAGGCGCCGACACAAAGCCTGAGACGGTTTGGCAGGAAGCATCGCGTCTGATGGCCGACCGCAAGGTGTCCACAAGGGTATCAGCCCTGCTGGAAGAAGCCCGTGCAATGGCGCTGGTGACCGTTGGCTCGCTGACGCAGGAACTCGAAGAAGCTCGGGTCAAGGCGATGAGTGACGACAAGGGCGCGTCGGCCGCTGTGTCTGCAATCATGGGCAAGGCCAAGCTTCACAAGCTGCTGGTTGAACGCGTGGCGCACGAAAACCCGGACGGAACGCCGCTCGACCAATCGCCGCGAGAACTGGCGAAGGCTGTCGCCTATGTGCTGCAACAGGGCATGAATGCTTAACCCGGCCGGCATCGACCTGAAGTCGCTTGAAGCGGTCATTGCCAACCTGACGGACAATGACCGTGCCAACCTGGCCAGCAAGGTTCAGGGCGAGTTGCGGAAGCCGTTCCGGCCTAATCCTGGCCCGCAGACGGCGGCGCTGGATAGCAAGGCGGACATCCTCCTCTATGGAGGGCAGGCGGGCGGTGGCAAGTCGGCGCTGGAAGTCGGATGCGCTGCCAACGGCCACCGCTCCGCGCTCATCCTGCGGCGTGAGGCAACGCAGCTCGAAGGGCTCATTGAGTTCTCGAAGGAAATCCTCTCCACGCATGGCGAGTTTGTCGGCGGCAATGAGAACGTCTGGAAGCTGAAGAACGGCGGGCGGATCAAGTTCGCGGGACTCAAGCAACCCGACGACTGGCGCAAGCATGCGGGCAACGCCCGTGATTATCTGGCCTTCGACGAGGCGGCTGAGTTCCTGCGGGAGCAAGTGTTCTCCCTGATCGGCTGGCTGCGCACCACGAAAGAGGGACAGCGGTGCCGTGTCATCCTCGGGTCCAATCCGCCTCGCGGCGCTGACGGTCTGTGGGTGGTCGAAGAGTTCGCACCGTGGCTGGACAAGGGATTTCCGAACCCTGCGGCTCCCGGCGAACTGCGATGGGCTATCGTTGTCGGCGGCGTCACTGAATGGGTGGAAGGGCCGGGGGCATTCGAGCGTGACGGCGAAGAGTATCAGGCCATGTCGCGCACGTTCATTCCGGCGGCGCTGAGCGACAATCCCTATCTCGGGCCGGAGTATCGGGCCAAGTTGCAGTCGTTGCCTGAGCCGCTGCGGTCGCAGTTGCTATATGGCGACTTCCTGGCCGGCCGCGAAGATGACGAGTTTCAGGTGTTCCCGTCTGCCTGGCTAGAGGCGGCGCAGGCTCGATGGAAGCCGGATGGCTACTCCGGGCTGGCGATGACGGCCATCGCTGCGGACGTGGCGCAGGGCGGGCCGGACAACACAACGCTATCCCCTCGCTACGGCTCATGGTTCGCGCCGCTGATCGTCAAGAAGGGTGTGGAGACGCCGGACGGCCCTACAGTTGCCGGGCTGCTGATCGCCAATCGAAGAGATCAGGCGAGCATCATCGTCGACATGGGCGGCGGCTATGGCGGATCGACCGCAGACACGATGAAGGGCAACGGCATCGACGTTGCACGGTTCAATGGAGCGAACAAGTCGACCGCGCATACGGTTGACGGTTCAAAACTCGGTTTCGTCAACAAGCGTGCTGAAGCGCACTGGCGGTTTCGGGAAGCGTTGAACCCGGATCAGGAAGGCGGATCGCCTATCGCACTGCCTCCCGATCCCATGCTGATCGCTGAACTGATGGCCGTCCATTGGAAGCTGACGGCTCGCGGCATTCAGATTGAGGAAAAGACCGACATCAAGGCTCGCCTTGGGCGCTCGCCTGATCGTGGCGACACGGTGGTCATGTGCTGGTCGGAAGGCTCGTCGCTCGCGGTTCGCAAGCTTCAGTCTCAAGCTCTCGGCGCGGCGGGCCGCATTCCACAGGTCAAGCTCGGCTATGCCGGTCACAAGAGAGGAAGGCGCAGATGACGTTCGAAGACACGATTGCCATGCGGAAGCCCAAGGGCGGCGGTCGGCCGACCGTGACCGAAGGCCAGATGAAGGGCTCGCTAGAGCGGGCTCGCAAGCAGATCAGCACGTTCTACGGGTTCGAACTTTCGGCCGACGATCCCCGTATTGCGGTGTGGTCCACTCGACGCGAGGGCGGCAATGCGATCGTCGTCTATGGCGGGCGTGGCCGTCGCCTCGATGCTTCGCAGCTCGCCTATGAACTGAACAACTGACGATGAACAAGAACACGGCCGGCGCGCTGCTTGTCGCCATCCTTGCAGTCGCCGGTTTCGCATGGTCCGCGCCGGCTGCGGTGTGGGCCTGCATCGTCGTCTGCGCCTCTGCATTCATCGCCGAAGAGATGCGCGACGGCGACGCGCTGTTCCTCGGCACTATTGCCGCAATCGTCTCCTGGCTGGCCGTTGTGGTCGCCGCAATCGCACTGATTTGAAAGGAACCTGTCATGGCCGCACTCTTCAGCAAGCCCAAGTCTCCCGAAACGACCCGCATGCCCGATCCCGAAGACCCGGCGATCCTGGCCGAACGTCGTCGACAGGTCGGCGAGCAACGCCAGCGCGGCGGTCGCGAAAGCACGATCATGTCCGACAACCTGATCGGCGCAACCGGCAAGCTCGGGGCCTAACTTGGCAACGGTCGCGGTCAAGCAGAGCGACAATCACCATCGCCTGATGCAGGCCATCGGTGAAGTCATCCAGAAGCACACGACGGCGACGCCAATGGCGATCGACGAAATCGTGGGCGTTCTCGGTTTCTGTGCGGGCGCTGCCATTGTCAGCGGCTGTCAGAGCAACAACGTCCGTCGCCGAATGCGAGAGGTCGCCTTTGACAATGTCGACAACGGCATGGACGCGATGCGGCGTGCCGTGACCGGATCATCGCTGATCCTGCCGGGGCTGAACTGATGCCTCTGACGCCCGTCCAACAGACGATCCTCGATAACGGCAATCGGCTGTTCTCCGAACGGTCGGGGCTGCTGCTGTTGTGGCAGGAGATGGCGGAACATTTTTACTACGACCGCGCATGGTTCACGTCTGGTCGGGCAACGGGACAGGAATATGCGCAACAGGCGTTCTCGTCGGATGGCGCGCTCTACCGTCGCGAGATGGGCAACCTGTTTCAGTCGATGATGCGGCCACCCGACTTCTACGAGGTCAAGGCGGCTGACGAAGACCGCAACAAGGTCGGCGACGCCCGGCAGTGGCTTCAGGACGCCACCGGCTTCATGCGCAAGGTCATGTATCACCAGCAGTCGCGGTTCCACCCGACGACAGTGCTGACCGATCATGACTTCGTGACCTTTGTGTCAAACGGCTTCCAAAACTGACCCCGGATCGGCGTCCAATTTTGACCCCCTTATGTAATGCGCGGCGGTCAGCGTTCGCCCGGGCGGAGCTGGTCAGGGTTGCGCAGCCCGGGCGAGCGCGGATG